CCGCCGTTCTGATGGCAACGCCTTTTCTCTCGTTTTTAAGTCGTAAGATCGTGGGGAGGTTCAAAATGACAGCACAAGAAGCACGGACAATCCGAGATCAAGCCCTAGCGGCAACTGACTATCTCATGATGCCCGATTATCCACTGACGCCGGCTGGGAAGATGCTTGTGAGCATCTACAGGCAAAAACTGCGCGACTGGCCGCAGACTGACGGGTTCCCGGATACAGAGACAATGCCAGAACCAGAAGACTGGAAAAAGTACAAAGCACAAGAGCAGATCAGTGAGCAGCCAAATGAACTAACAGATTAGGAGGAACAGCAACTGGGAACAATTAAGAAAACGGGTACCTACAAAGGCAAGTCGAACAAACTCGGCTATGGTGGCCGTTCAGCCCAACTTCGTGACCAAGGTGTACCAGAAGGTGTCATTGGAGAACTAGCCCGAAAAGCACAAGCTGCTCCTGGTCAGAAGAATTACCATGGTAGTAGGAAGAAAAAGGGAAAGAAGTAAATGGACTCCCAACTTATCCGTACTCTCTGTATCACAGGAACTTCTACCGAGTGGACTACCTATAACCCCATACTCGCAAAAGGCGAGCTTGGCTACGACTCCACCAACAAGGCTCTCAAAGTAGGCGATGGCATCACTCCCTTCTTGAGTCTTCCTGCAGCTTCAACATGGGCATCAGGTGCCATTCTTGACAATATTGACGATGGAACCTTCTATAAGCGTATTGAAGCCACAATTGCTGACATCCTCAATACTGGCGACGTCACCTCCCTTGTTTCTTCTGCAACTGAACTCTCTGAAGGTAAGGTTCAACTTGCTTCCGATACTGACACCGACGCTGGTAAGGCCATCCAAGCCAATGACCCCCGTCTCTCTGACTCCCGTACTCCTACCCCACACGCCTCGAGCCATGCCTCCACCGGAGAAGACGCCATTACTCCTGCCGACATTGGAGCTGCTGTCGACTCTGACATCACCTCTGCAATTACAACCCACAACTCGGAGACCACTTCTATTCACGGCATCGCCGACACCTCCGATCTTGTCTTCACCGACGATGAACGTCTCTCCGATGCCCGTACCCCTACTCCTCACGTCGCTTCTCATGCAACCAGTGGAGCTGACGCTCTTACTCCTTCTGACATTGGTGCCATCACTCCTGACGAAGTTTCCGATGCAATTTCTGCAGCTCTTGACCCACATACTACCAACACCAGTATCCACGTTTCAGACTCTACCAAAATAGCTGCAAAGCCTACTATTTCCTCTGGAGCAGGTAAGATACAAGCCCTCGTCGCCTCTTCTGGAAACCGAGTCACACTCCCTGGCACCTCTTCCGAGCTATGGTTTTACTTCATCCTTCATTACAACAGTTCCGGTACCCTTTCCCTTACCACTCCTGCCGCAACTGGTATTGCTGCTGGAGCTTCTCTCGTAGGAACTGCTGAAACTGGATACCTTTACTCCGGTTTCGGTTATCGAGTATCTTAAACTCTAAAGGACCCCCGAGCGCACACCCCTCGCTACTGGGGGATTGAATTTCTGTCCCATTTTCGGAAAGGAGGTTTCAAGTGAAAGTCGATATCCCTAAAAACTTATGGATTTCGTCTGCTGAAGTCGATTTCCTTCGTGAAGGGCTCTATGCCGGTGCCCTTGCCCTCTCCCTACACTTCACTGGTAAGCCAATCGAGAGTGTTGAGCTTATGTCTGAAGTGCTTGACCCCCTCACCAAGCTCACCATGCCCGCCCGAAAGATAGTCCGCTTCCATGGGCTCTACGACAAGACCGACAGCTCCATTACCCTCCTCATAGAGGCATTCAAGTCATGGGGCTACTCTGTTCAAGCCGTTATTCAGGTCAGCAATGCTGATGTCCCGTGGAAGGACAAGCTGGACTGGCTCATCCTTACCACTACAACTCCCTTTATACCCATCGCCTCAAACGAGCTATGGTACTACCCCCCTGACGGAGACGAAATCCCTGAGGTCCGCCTGCCCACCACCCCTGCCGTGCTCTACCTCGCAAAGGGACACTCCGTCACCGCTACCATGCGTTTCGTCACTAAATCCAAGTACAACTGGAATCTTCTCTAAAAAGGAGGCTTATATGCCCAAGAAACACACTTCCCATCCGAAGCGTGCGTACCCCCGTTCAGCCAAGGTAGTCGCTTTGGGTCGGCTCGGGGGTCCTCCCTCGGCAATCTATCCAAGTGCAGCAGCAGCAGCCACCATCCTCGGCGTATCCCGTCAGGCGATTCAGAAAGCACTCGTCACGGGAGAGAGGGTGAAGGGGTTTCTGTTCATGCGGTATTCCGACTACATAACCCAACCGAAGTCGGAGGAGGAACGGTCATGATTGAAGCAACAACAACTGGATCAAGTATCCACCTCAGAGCACAGTCGAACTGTGCACTCTGTCCATTCACTGGGAAACGGAAAGTGGGAGCGGAGCACCCTGCAACTGCAAAGCTTATGCTTGTAGGAGAAGCGCCTGGGGAAACGGAGGAACAGCTTGGTAAGCCGTTCTCCGGTGCATCAGGACGGCTTCTTAACTGGGTAATTTCCCAAGTAGGACTCTTTCGTCCAGCGTTGTGGATTACAAACGTAATTTACTGTAGACCACCGCAGAACGACATCTCCACTATTGACGGATCTGATGCAATTGATGCGTGTGCACCTGGCTTCCGTGCTGAGCTTGAAGCTGCTTACGATGCAGGTGTACGGACGATACTAGCACTAGGAGCAGTGGCAACAAAGGCATTCGGAATTACAGGCGCTATACACGATGTCCGTGGGTCAGTATACACCTACACTACCTACTCGGGAAAGAAGTTTAATGTTATTCCCACGTACCATCCAGCAGCCATTATGCGCCAGCATTGGAAGCGGTCTGGTGGGGGAACTGCTGATGCAGCAGTGCTCTGGCAGGCTGACTTCCGAAAAGCAAAAGCCATCTCTGAAGATGGCTATGCTCCCTATGAGGAACGATTTAATCTCCAACCAACTGTAGCAGATGTTACTGCCTTCGTAGAGAAGGCAATTTCGTCAAACGCCCTTGTTGCGGTTGATACCGAAACGACGGGACTCTCCTATGACTATGCTCGTATTGTAGTAATTGGGCTTGCAGTCTCTCCTGAAGATGCGCTTTCAGTACCTATCCTTACAGACCATGGACGCCCCTATTGGAAGCCAGAGGAATGGATTACAGTATCCGCTGCTCTCAATAAACTATTCCAGACCTGTGACCAGGTATACCAAAACTGCTTTTTCGATGTACCGATTCTTCGTAAAAACGGGTTCGAGGTGCCTTTCGAAAAGATACTCTACGACACCCTCCTTGTGCACCACACCCTCTCTCCCGAGACAAAGCATGACCTTGCCACCATCACGAGCTTATACGGAAAGACACCATTCTGGAAATCGGAGTTCCGTGACCGAGAGACTACCATCCTAGATATGGACCAGATGGTTATGCGGCGGTACAACCTTCGTGACTGTGTAGTCCTCCACCAGGTCCTCCCTGCCATGCTAGATGACCTTCGTACCCTGAAACTGGAGGAGCTGTGGCGTACCGAAGTTCACCCCCTCATTCCTGTCGTACTCGAAATGACGGAAACAGGTGTTGGCTTCTCCCCTTCTAGAATGGCTACCTACCGCAACACACTTACTGCCCACCTTGCCGCCCTAAAGACCGAGCTCCTCACCGACATGAGCCTACCAGATACCTTTAACCTCGACTCGGATGACCACATACGCTGGTTCCTCTATGGGATTGAACCGACTTCCTTTAAGCATCTTCCTGAGCTTGCAACGAAGAAACCAGGTACCAAAATCTACGCCGAATTGTCTGGTCTTAAGAAGGTACACGATGAAGGTGGCCCCCGCTACATCCTACCCTCCTGGACTCCGCCCAAGACCGATACAGGAAAACCTGCTGTCGACAAAGAAGGGCTTCTTGCTTATCGAATTCAGCTCAATAACCGCCTCTCCACCATCAAGTCTCCTGAAGAACAATCCGCTATCCGCCGCCTCCTCGATTGGATGACCAAGCTCACCGAGTACAACCGAATCGGTAAACTCTTATCCACCTATACGAAATATAAGCCTGACCTCGACGGACGTATCCGCCCCCGCTGGATTATACACGGTACTGTAAGTGGACGCCTCGCTTGCCGAGATCCAAACCTCATGAATTTGCCTAAGCCTAAGGATGACCCTACTGACCCAGCTTCTCCAGTACGCTCCTTCTTTGTCGCCGCTCCTGGCAATGTCTTCGTCTCCTGTGACTACATAAACCTAGAAGCCCAGCTCCTTGCCTTCGAAATCGAAGACCCGATCCTTTGTGCTGTCTTTGAACAGGGCCTCAATCTACACGACCTTAATACACGTTCCATGTTCAAGATAGAACCCGACAACCCCCGTTGGAAGTCTGCTCGTAAAGCAGCCAAGGTATTCTTCTTTGGTGGAATCAGCTATGGCGGAGGAGACCAGACAATCTACCAGAAGGTATACCTAGAAGCACCAGAACTTAACCTCACCTTTGCCGACTTCAAGCGGGCAAAAGATTCTTGGATGCGTGACCATCCCGCCTATGTTGCATGGAAGAACCGCATCATAACCACCGTCATGCGTGACCGTGAACTTCGTACCGAGTTCGGGCGTCTTCGCCAATTCCTTGGCAATGCTGCTGATATCGGTAAAGAGGCCCTTGACTTTATGATTCAATCTGCTGGCGCTTCTCTCGTAAACCGAGCCTCCGCCCGTATCTACGCCCGACTTCGGCAAGAAGGTTTGTCTGCGAAGTTTGTGCTCCAGATTCACGATCAGCTTGTCCTTGAATGCCCTGAATCAGAAGCCGAATCAGTAAAGGCAATCGTAGTGGAGGAGATGGAACGCCCCTTCCTTTATCACGGTAAACCCAGGCGTATTCCTGTAGAGGCTACTATCGGTCCAGATT